GAAGGGAAAGGGGTTTTGGCAATTTAGATAAAGAAAAAATACTTAATGGTGATGTTGCAACTGCTGTAAATGGAGTAAAAACCGCTATAATAGAAAGAGCAAAAGCAACGGCTATTGCAAGTAAAATAAATGCAGTAGCTGCTGAAAAATTTGTTGAAGAAGAAAATCTATATGCTAATGCTTTAGAAAAAACAGCAAGAAAAAAGAGAGCAATAGCGGCTGCTAGGGCTACAGGAATACCAGATGCAAAAATACCAGAATTATTAAGAAAAGTTTATGCAGATATTGATAAAGAAGATGAAAAAATAAAATCTAAAATAAATGTTTACGATAAGTTACTTACAAGATTAGAAGGATTATATACTAAAAGCACAACAGCTTCTATGGGCTTAGATACTCCGAAGCCTACAAAAACAAGCGTACCGACATTAGAAGACCCAAATATTAAATTATTAGAAGCCAAAAAGCAGTATTATAAGGATAATTTATTAATGTCCGCTAGTTTTGAGGAAGAGATTTTGGGAAGGCAAAGAGATTTAGCAGTAAAACAAGCAGAATTAGAAAAAAAGGATAAAGGTTATATACAAACTATTAGAGATACATATAATCAATTAATAGAAAATTCTCAAAAAAATACTGCTGATAAGATAATTGAAATACAGCGTCAACTTGGTTTGGATGAGGCAAAGGAGTATGAAAAAAATGCTAAGGATCAAGAAAAAAATTATCAAGATAATCTAAAGATAATTGATGAGTTTTATAAAAATAAAATGAATCTTGCTACTGGAGATAAAGAACAACAATTATCTATATTAGAAGAACAACAAGGGTATTGGGATGTATTATATGAATACGGATTAGTGTCTTATAAGGATTATGTAAAAAAGACAGGTGAAATAGCAAAGCAGCAAATTAATATAAATAATGGATTAATAAAGAACTCTATACAGGCAACAATGCAATTAGGCATGGCAATTATGTCTGCATTAGCCCCTGCATTTGATATGATGGTTGATAAGGGAGCTAGTATAGGCGAGGCATTAGAATCAGTTTTTACAGGCTTGTTAAAACAATTAGCAAAAGTAATAGTAACTGCAGCTATTGCAGTTGCATTAATGGCTGCACTTGGCTTAGTAGATTTTGCAGCTATAGGTTCAACATTTAAAATGCTTGTTTCTCAAGGAATGGGTTTACCTAAAATGGGTGCAGGTGCAGGAGGCGGAGTATCTCAGCCACTTACAATGTTTGATGGATTTGCTAATGGTGGTATTATTAGTGGGCCTACATATGGCTTAATGGGTGAATACCCAGGAGCACAAAACAACCCAGAAGTAGTTGCTCCTTTAGACAAACTAAAAGACATGATTAGTGGTGGAGGAGGTGGAACATTCATGTTAAGAGGACAAGACTTACTTTTGTCGGTAAATAGGGCACAAAAGGCATCAAATCTTAAAGGACAAAATATTAGTTTAGCATAATGGCATACGGATTAAGATATACATTAACTCAAGTACTTCGTAATGGTTCAACATTAGTTGTAAATATTTACGAAAAAGACCCAGTAGTAGCTACTGTTAAAACATATCAGCCTACAAATATATTATTACAACCTAATTCTAATGAAGAAGATCCTTTAGGTGGAATCATATCATCTCAATTAAATGTTTCTTTTTTAATATCAACTCAGGATGATTATGATAATTTTCCTGATTTACTAAATGCAGATGATAGAAAATATTATGTAGAGTTGGTAAATGTTGTAGGAGCAAGTACAAATATAAAATGGAAGGGATTTTTATTTAATGATTACATAAATCTACCATTTACAACAGGTAATCAAGAGGTTAATTTTGTATGCGTAGATGCGTTATCTTATTTAAAATATACTATATATACTGGATCAGAAGGTAATATAAACGAAACAACAAACCTATTAAGCGTATTAAATACCGCATTATATAGTATTGGTTATAATTCTGACACTTACCTATACTCTTGCTGCTCTTATTTTGCAGAAGGAATGCTTGACAGAGCAACTTCTACAAATAACGAACCATTTGTGCAAACATATCAGTTTAGAAGAGATTTTGTAGGATTAGATTACTTTACAATAGTAGATAATATTGTTAAATCTTTTGGCTGTAGATTATTCCAATATGAGGGTAATTGGTGGATTATGTCTATAAACGAAATGGCTGGTACAACAAATTATTATACAAAATACTTGTTGTATACTGTTGTTTATTTAACAGAATCAGGTACGCTTACATCTGGCATTTCTATTCAACCTTATAGCCAAGGCAATGTGCACTTTATTAATAATAGCCAAACCAAAATAGCAAAAAAAGGATATTCTAGAGTTAAAGTAAAATCTCCATATGGTTTTGCTAAAAACTATATAAACGATGGTGATTTTAAGCAATACATAAACTCTACTACTGCTCCAGTTGGATTTACTGCTGGATTAGCAGGTACAGGTTCTTTAACTGTTTATCAATACCCAGATGATGAGTTTAATGATGTCAGAATACAACAATCAGGAACAGGTGTAGCCACTTTTAAAACAACAGGCGAAATAGGAGCTCTTGGCTATTTGCCTAAAATGGGGAATAGCAATGCGACATTATCTTTTACATATACCCTATATTCTACATTGGGATTTGGTGTTACAGGACTTTGTTATTTACTTGTAAGATTATTTGTTGGCTCAAATGCATATATTTTAGATTCAAATGGCAATTGGTCAAATGATATAAATACATACATTTTATTGCCACCATCAAATCCGCCTATAGGAGGTGTGACAGATAGAAGGCCAACGCAATCGTATTCACTTGATATACCATTAGGCAAAAACACTCTTAACAATGTTGATGTAGCTATAGGATATATAAGTATAGGTTTTGTAGTAAGCTCTGCTTCTAGTTTATTTAGATTCAATAATTTATCTTTAACACAATCAAATGCTCAATATAATGCACTTGAAGTAGAAAGAAAATTAGGTACAAATGAAGCATTATTAAAAGAAATAGAAATACCTTATGGTGCTAATTATCCTGATTTAACAGTACCTAATACCATTGGTTCACTTTTTAATAACTCATTAGTTAAGTTGCAGAATTGGTATAGATATGGCAAGGCTGGGACATATAGTAATTTAACACAATTAATATGTAGACAATATTCAAATATATTTAATAAAAACCTTGCTACAGTAGAAGGTGATTTAGGTATATCTGAATCTTCTAATAGTACTATATATTTGAATAAAAAGTATCATGTAGCTGATTCTACTAATCCTGTTTTAACTGCTAATAATTTAAGCTATAACGATAAGGTATTTATAGCTAATAGATTAACTGTAGATAGTTATGGAGATAGAACAACATCATTACAATTATTAGAAATTACAAATACCGATAACGCATCAGTAGAAACAATAAAATACTTAGGCTCTTAAATAACTTTTAAATATGGCATCAGTAATTAACGGAACGAATATAGTCTTATATGAATATGATAGCAACGCTATCTATTACTTTAATGGAGGTACTGCACAAGGAACTTTTGATAGTATTGTGTGTAAGGAATTAAGCAGAAGCCAAGTAGCAGGTACTTCAGTTGACTTTACTAAAACAGGAGCAGGTACAATAGCTTCGTTTATTACGGATGCACTTGATCCTGGTGTTACTACCATACCAGCAGGTACTTGGACTTTTAGTGCTTATTATTCTATTGCTACTGCCTTTGCAGGTGCTCAAGTTCAGTATCAACTATATAAATATAATGGTAGTGTAGCTACCTTGTTGTTCACATCGGCAGCAACGACTCTTACAGCCCTACCAAAGACCTTATATTCTACGGCAATGACAGTTACTCAAACGACTATAAGTGCCACAGATAGGCTTCTAATTAAGGTTATTTACGCAGGTACAACTACTAACCAAATTACGCTTTATACTCAATCTAGTAATGTAGCTCAAGTAACTACAACTATACCACTAGGGACTCCAATGGGAGCTTCTACAAGTTGCTCATTTGAGGCATCTACTGAACAAGTAGAAGTAACCTCTCAGACATCAGCTTGGTTTAGAGAGTTTAAGAACGACATTACTTCATGGACAGTTAATTGTGATGGGTTTATAGCCTTAAGTGGTTACTCCTATCTTGCTTTAATGCAGAAGCAATTAGACAGAGCTTCAATAGATGTTAGATTCTCTATAGACAATGACAATGCAGATGCTAGTGATACCTATGGCTACTCAATAGTAAGTGGTACTGCTAACATTACATCAATCAGTTTAAGTGCTCCTGTAGAGGGTGCATCTACTTATTCATTGGCATTACAAGGAACAGGTGCTTATTCAATAACAGGAACTCAGGTTATAAGTGGAGGTTCATCAGTAACAGTATCATCAATGAATAGTTATTCTTATACGGCAGCAGGTGGTGAAACAACAGTAACCTTTGTAGCTGCAATCGGATCTACTTGTATATCAGTTACAAGAGGTGGTGTAGAGGTTAGAACGATAGCTACAAGCGGTGTACCAACGGATGAGAATGTTAGCTTTAATAGTGCCACAGGAGTTATTACCTTTGCAACTGCAAGGCCACTTGAATCAGATGAGTTTATAAGGGCTATTTTCGCATAATAAATTAACTTAATATAGATGAGCAGTCAAATACAAATAACAGGGGAAACAAAGGTTAAAAGTCTTACAGGTGTTTTAGTAGGTACTACAGGGGTGGTAAGCTCATTAGCTTTTGATGTAGCTGGGGGAGTTCCTAAGCTTGATGTGAATGGTAAGATATTAGTTGCTCAGTTACCTAATTCCGTAATGGAGTACAAAGGAACTTGGAATATTTCTACAAATACACCGACTTTAGTAAATGGCACAGGAAATCAGGGGGATGTATATTTAGTTGAAGGTGCAGCAGTAGGGGGAACTGCTTTTAATTTTGGAGCAGGGCCAATTACATTTTTCAACGGAGATCAGGCTATATATTCTGGAAGTATTTGGCAAAGGGCTTCAGGTGCAACAGGTACAGTTACGAGTGTTGCGGTTACTGAAAGCGGAGATAGTTTAAATATTACAGGCTCACCGATTACTACCAGCGGAACGATTAAC